GTATTAGAATATATTAAGAACATGATAGTATTGAGGCAAAACTGTGTATAGCTCACTAAATATCTACAATCAGCCCATAACACAAGCTGCTACCACAGTTGCCAGCCCAAATGCTGCCTATCAACGCATGGCTCAGTTCTGGGATTTGATAACAGATTTGAAGGAAGGAACATATAAGATTAGGAGTGAACATAGAAAATATCTTCCGCAAGAAAGCAGGGAAACAGATGATTCATATGACGTTCGACTTTCAAGATCAACAGTAGTGCCATATCTTCAAAGAATCGAGAAAATGTTATCAGGTATGTTGGTCAGGAAGCCAGTAAGACTTGATGATGTATCTGACTTAGTAAGAGAACAGTTGTTTGATGTTGACCTTGAGGGTAATGATCTCAATGTTTGGCTATACAACACAGCAAGACTGGCAATCAGCTTTGGTCATGTTGGAGTATTGGTAGATGCACCTAAAGAAGGGGACAAGACCAGACCATATTGGGTGACATATACACCAAAAGACATTTTAGGATTTAGGAGTGAGATTATAGATGGTGTAAGGCAACTCACGCAGTTACGTTTATTGGAACAGGTTGTTGAGCCAGATGGAAAGTATGGTGACAAGATCATTAAACAGATCAGAGTGCTTGAGCGTGGCAGATATGAGATTCACAGAAAAGATGAAAAAAAGGGTGAATATAAACTATTTGATGAAGGTGAAATGAGTCTTAAGGACAAGATACCTTTTGCCATTGCCTACTCAAACAGAGTTGGCTATTACGAAAGCCGCAGTCCCTTGTATGACATTGCAGAACTAAACCTCAAGCATTATCAAATACAATCTGACTTGGATAATATTTTGCATATCAGTTCTGTTCCTATGCTTGCTGTGTTTGGCTATCCTAATGCAGATGAGATAACAACAGGCCCTAATGAGGCATTATCATTGCCACCTGAGTCACGCATGGAATATATCAGCCCATCTGGTGATAGCTATGACAGCCAGTTTACAAGATTGAAAGATATTGCAGAACAGATCAATACATTGTCACTGGCCGCAGTGCTTGGACAGAAATTGGTAGGAGAGACAGCAGAGGCCAAGAGAATAGATAGATCACAGAATGACAGCACAATGATGGTGATTGCACAGCAGATGCAAGACTTGATTGATAACTGTCTAAAGTTTCATAGCGAATATCTCAATGAACCCAATGCTGGCAGTAGTTTTGTTAACAGAGACTTTGTAAGTGCAAGACTAGAACCACAGGAGATAACATCATTGCTCACATTGTTTACTGCTGGAACTATCAGTCAGGAAACACTACTCAAGCAATTATCAACAGGAGAAGTTTTGCCAGATGATTTTGACATTGAAGAGGAGATAGAAAGCACACAACAGGGAGGACTTACAGAAGTAGAGCCACCAGAAGAACCTGACCCAGACCCAGAGGAGGAACAAGAGGAAGAATGATAGATGGATACTCCAGAGGTATTTTTTAGGGAAACTATTGATCTTAATAGGTATAGTAATTCTGTCGCAAAGAAATATGCTGTCACTTACAACGAAATAATAGTAAATGCAGCTAAACAACTAAAACAAATAGACTTGAGACAACAAGCGGCAGATGCTGGTGTAGTGATCGCACCCCAGACAAGAAAGAGGCTTAGAGCAATAATCAAACAATCAAAAGATAGTCTTGCAACATGGTCAACAAAATCTGCCATTGATTTCAAAAAAGAACTTCAAGGGGTAACAATATTACAGAAAGATTTTATTGAAAACGAATTGAAAAAGGTAACAGCATCAGGCAATGTGCCTATCAACAGTGTTGCGATAAGTCCCAAGTATGCAGAATCGGTGATTATGACTGACCCATCAAAAGTAAATATTTTTACAAGTAAAGCTTTTACAGAAGATAATTTTGTCAATTTTGGTTCTGGTAAATTTAGTCTTACAGCAACGCAAGGGGCTGCAATAAGGCTGCCAAATGGCACAACAGTAAGCAAAGCATTTAGAGGTCTAGCAGAATCTTCGGCAGAAAGATTAGATTTAGCTGTCAGATCAGGAGTGTTTGCTGGTGAGTCACTAGATCAAATTACTAGGAGACTTGTTGGTAGGCTTGAGTTTGCAGACTTTGGCCCTTTATCTGTTAAGCAATTGGCTTTAGCTGGAGGAGAACTTACTAAGGTAGCCAATAATCAAATCTCAACTATTGTCAGGACATCTGTTAATCAGGTTACAAATCAGGCATCACAGGCTGTATATGCCGCAAATAAAAAGGTTGCACCGAAATATGAATATGTTGCCACGTTAGACTCTAGGACAAGTCCGATATGTCAGAGGTTAGATGGTCAGATATTTGATTACAACAAAGGCCCTACACCACCTCAACATTTTAATTGTCGATCAACTACTGTCCCTGTTGTTGACTTTGATGGTTTGCAAAAAAAATATCCAACGCTTGAAAAGCCGCCAGCAACTAAACTTGATACAAGGCCAAGTATTACAGGGAGAGTGCCACAGGGTACACCATACGGCAACTGGCTTTTGCAACAAGATAAAGGGCTGCAAGTTAAAACTTTAGGTAATGAAGGAAAGGTAAATTTCTTTAAAAAGCTTGCAAAGAGAGAAGGTTCTGGACAGGCAGCGTTGCGGAAGATGATAAGAACAGATGGCAGCGAAAGAAGTTTGAAGGACTTGGAGAGATTGTATGGCAAGCCCAGTGCAATCAAGCCAAAGGCCAAACCCAAACCCAAAAAAGCACCAACACCTCAAGTCACACCAACAGCTACAGGTACAAGCTCACCAGCATTTGGTACAGATACTTTAGAGAAATATTTAAATGATAATAATATTGCTAAATCTACTCAACAGTTTGTTGATGAAAGTATTGATAGTCTTGAATCTGTCGGAGGATTAACAGCTACACATACTAAAAAATTACGTCAATTCCTACAAAAAAGTAAAACAATCAATAATTTCAACTTTGAAAACGACAGATTTAACCTCAATGCAACTTTTGAAAAGTTTGTTGTACAAAATAAAAAAGCATTTGATGATGCAAATAAAACTACCGCTAAATTTGTAGACAAATACCAAACACCATTTTTTAAAAAAACAAGACGTTATTCAAACACAGTTAATAAAAACTTTACAAATCCAGACATAAAAGATTTACAATTTAAGGAAGATTTACAGTTTGCATTTAAACCAGCAGGGAGAACTTGCTCTGGATATACCTCTGCATACACTACTGTTGTCAATACTGAAGTTAGGAAAGGGGCAAAAAAAATAACCCCTACTTCAGCCAAAATGATGAAGATACAAGCAAAAAGAGTTTTAAAAACAAATAAAGAATATGCTGACTACTGGTCAAAGGGTGATTATTCGTTACCATCACCAGCTAGAGAAATTTTTTCTAACTCAAGTGTTATGGACGTACAAGAGAAATGGTTTAGTACAATGATTCACGAAATAGGACATCAAGTTCATTACAAAGGTAGTGGTGCTGTGGCTTTAGGAAATAAATTTAAAAAGATGGGCGGTATGAACTACGTCACAGGATATTCAAGAAAGAATCCTAGAGAATTATTTGCAGAAAGTTTTGTTCAATATGTGTTAAATCCAGAAGAAATGCAAAAGATTGCACCTAGATTGTATAATTGGGTTGAAGAAATTACAGATAATGCTTTAAATCTATTATGAATTTAGAGGAAGCACTTGCAATGACGCAGAGGTTTCCAGAGGACAAGACTGTTCCTGAGAAACTTTCAAAAGCTATCAGAGAAAGTTCTGGTGAACTTCAAGAGGACTTAAGGCAACTAGCTGAAGGTTTGATAGTAGATGCTGTCACTCCACAGGACAGAAAGCTTGTAAATAAATATCTACTTTGATCTATGCCACTAAAAAAAGGCAAATCACAAAAGACTATTTCTGGCAACATACGTTTGCTGATGAAAGAGGGCAAGACATTAAAACAAGCTCAAGCAATAGCTTTATCAACTGCTAAAAAACGCAAAAGGAAGTAAT